GTAATTTAATTGCATGTGAATTTCAAGTTCTTCTTGTGATGATGGTAATGATTCCATATCATTATTATACATATTGATACCAAAATTATTCATAACATCATCATTGAACTCTTGTCCACGCATGTCTTGAATTATTGATTCCATATATTGTGTTCTTTGATTAACACCACTTGGATCTTGTGAATATGCTTTTATATCATATGTTCTTTCTGCAATACCATTAACAACAATATCCACAAACTTAGGAATCACTGGAACAGGTTTCCAATCTAAGTTAAGATATGATAAATCACCATTAATAGACAATTCATCTTTATATTTTTCTATTGATTGTTCACCTCTCGCATATAATCTAAGTTTATGAAACTCAGCTTGATTAGCGTGATACCTATTGCCATTTGTTTCTTTTCCAAACCATTCATTTTCAATAGCCCTTGCTATTTTTAAACCATATTCATAGCTAGCCTTTTCAGCATCACTAACTACTTGACTAGGAAAATAACCTTTTTTACTCATACTTATTTAATTAGTTGCGATGTAAATCCATCATTGTTATATTTTGCAAAATTTAAATTTACTTTTGATTTTTGTCTTTCTTTATTAGGTATATATAAATGTCTATTACATGCCATTATAGCTAAACCTGAACTAATTGTAGCATCAAATTTTGTTCTCTTATTAATATCAAATTTAGCCCAATCATTAAGCGTTCTATTAAAATACATATTACCATAATCACCATTTAATCTCATACCGATATATTCTTGTATATATGTTTCAATAGCAGCAGCGTGTGCTTGCTTAATATCTTCACTTGTATTTGGTATTCCACCTATTTCTTTTTCTGTAACTGATAATTTATTCCAAAGTTTATCAGGTCTATTCATTGAATATCCTCTATAACCTCTTCTTCTCAGATAATATAATAATCTAGGTTTATTATTTTCTGCGAGTAATGGCATACCATAAAATACCAACGCCATTAAAACATCTTCAAAAAATATTTCTGCAGTTGGTGGTCTAGCTACATATTCTAAAAAGAATTGACTGCTAGGCGCATCTTCCATACTAAATTTCGTTAATCCATGCAATGATCCATTTGATCCTTGTCCGTCTACTGTTCCTGATATGTCATAACTATCACAACCAAACGCTCCTATGTGTTTATTTCCAGGATATTTTATTCCATCCTTCTCTATACATTTATTTTGTAGATTTATTGTTGGAACCCAACTTATCTTAAATCTTCCTTTTGGATCTGGATAAAATATAACACTGGTATCTTTAACACCATTGAACCATTGAAAATTTCCTATAGATATTTGATTATTACCTATACCATCATTATAATCTATTTGTTCGTATATTTTAGCTAAATTAAATATACTATTTTTTGTTTCATCTCTAAATGCATGTTCAATTGTTCGTGGAAATTGACGATAAAATTCATTTAAAGCATCAGAATCACTTTTTAAACCCTCAACTTCATTATCCCAATGATCCACAACACCTACATCTATTAAATCTTCATATATATTATATACAGGATCTTTTGGTGTATCAAAAACAGGTATACCATATTTATCCATGAATCCTTCATAATTCCATTCCATTGGTATAAACAAACTATATAACCCAGATTTTGTTTGTCCATTTTTATTTCTTTTTGTTACATTGGAATCATTAAATAATTTTTTAAAATTATTTCCTCCTTTATCCAAAGCATTAGATGTTGATCCCATCATACATTTTCCAATAACCCTACTACCTAACCGCAAACATGTTTTTGTTACTCTCCAGTTATTTAAAATATTTTCAGGTCTCTCCCATTTACCACTTTCATCATGTACTAGTAAATTAAGCTTTTCTCCATCGTAACTATTATTAGCGGTATTTTTCCAATCAATAGTTGTATCTAAACCTATTATTTCATCAAGTTGTTCATTAACTTGTAATTTTTTTCTAGTAAATTTTACAGCTGGTACTCTATATGCTAATTCACTCTTGGGTCTATCCATCCCATCTTGTATTGGTTTAAAGAAAAACGGATAATTAATAGAAATTGGTACAATCTTATCTGTAAACATCTTCTTAGCATCCCAACCAGTCTTTGATAATACACCAAATCTTGCGTCACTCGAAATAGTAGCAAGGTTAACTGCTTCCGAACTTGCCATAAACGAGAAACCAGATCGTCTATTTTTAAGATAACATATTCCATAACACCGTTGATCTGCTTTACAAGCTTCCCAAAATAAAAAGAATAGTCTATTGGATTCTCTAAATTCAGGAGCACCCACATCAATTTTTGACCACTGAAGATACATATAGTGAGTACCGGTAATATAAGTAGACTTACCATTATTATTAAACCAACACCCATCTTCTCTTTTGTTAAATTCTTCATTAATGTAATCAAACCATTTATCTTTTAAATCATTTGGGTAATCTCTCCAATCAAAAATGGTTTTTACATTTTTTAATGCTTTTGGATATTCACTTTTTTCCCAATATTGTTCTTTTTTCTTTTGTGATCTACTATATACTTTAGTTGGTTTTGGTAAAGCTATTTTTAAATTTTGAATTTCATATATCTCTCCAATTTCACCAGTTTTACTTATAACTATAATATCATGTTCTTTATTATAGCCGTATTTCCATTTTTTTGTTTTATTAAGTCTTTTTAAAGTATTAATTCTTATAGGCTCAATAATTTTATATAACGTTTGTTTATACATTATTTAGATCTTCTTTCAGCAAAACCTTGAAACGTATTGTCTTTTCGCTGAGTTGGGTTATCTTCTAATAAATTTTTTTCTTCTTCAATTCTATTTAATATTTCAAACGCATCAAATATAGCTAATTTTTTTGTAGCCGCGGCGTTCTTTAATCTATCTGCGGATATATCATCATCCGAATCTACAATAGGTTCTTTAGCTACTTTAACTAATTCTTCTACTGCTTTATAACCAGCTTGGATTATATTCTTCTTCTTGTCCTTGATATTCATATTTAATTGAAATTGAATTTGTTAATACTCTATACAATCTTTCACCATCAATAATAAACTCATATTTACTGTTTGGTGTAAAACCTATTAAGTCTCCTGCTTTAATATTTTTAAGATCGTGATCGCAATACTTCATTATACCAACTAAAGATTGTTCTTTATCAATACTTAATTTGTCATATGATTTAATTGGTTTTACAAAACAATATCCTTTTAAAGCATTCCATTTATTATTTCTTTTATATGCAAATATTTGATCTTCTCTTATGACATATGTATTTTCATTAATATAACTTCGACTATTTTTTTCAATACCATGTTGATTATGCCATCTTCTAAATACATTGTGATGTACTATAATAGTATCATTAGGTTTAATATTAGTTTTTACTAACTTAGGTATATCTAAAACTTTCGCTTCTCTATTAATGTATCGATGATCAACAATTTTTGAATTTAATATTAATTCTTTATCACCAACCTTTTTAATATTATTATACCTAGAACCTATTGGTTCAATTAAAAAATCATAAATACCACGCATTAATATTCAAGATTATACTCTACAGATATTGCCATATTTTTATTAAAATCTTTCCAAGGCAACACCTCTTTATTTTTTCTAATATAAATACTAAATTTATCTGATCCTTCAAGTATATCACAAATAGTATGTCCACCATAAACCTCTTGGCCTACAGCATAATGCATAGCTTCGTTTTTATAATCTTTACCAACACTAATTTTTCTTATTAACTTACTCATCTTTTTTAGGTGTTGGTTTTAATATACCGTCTTGTAAATTAACGCTTACATCGCCATATTTATTTTTTAAATCTACTTGAAATATATCAATATCACGTTGGAAAGCATGTATTCTTTGCATCGCGATTGATTTTTGGATTTCTAAACCACCAATTTGTGATTGTAGTTGATTTATTGATTTTACTAAAGTTTGAATTTTTTGTAATTCTTCATCAGTAATTTTTAAATCATTAGTAATTTTTTTATTTGTTTTTGCCATAACTATTATATTTAATTTAAATTAATTCACTACGTTTGTATTATCACGCAATTGTCACACTTTTTACTTCTTTTGTTGCTTTGGTTTTCTACTATCAATAAACCAATTTTTATACACATCTCTTTTTTTACAAATATAATCCATATATTTATCAACTTTTTCTTTCCAATCTTTATCTAATTCTGGATTTATAATACCAGATTTATAACTAGAAAATACTTTATTTACATAATTTTTGATATTATCTTGATGTGTAAATAAATGATTATTTATACAAGCGAAAGATCCCATTGTAATATTATTCCAAATATCAATTGGTTCTATTCTTTTACCTAAAACAGCTGCATAAACAGCACTTTCACTTATATGTGTTGTGTATATACCTTTAGCTTTTTGTAAATAGTAATACATATCAACGTCTCTAGGTAATATATTTTCTTCTCTAAAAAAATCTTTTAACTCACCTATTATTTGATGTGTTGTAATTGGATGAGGTTTGAAATATACATTGTTACCATGTTGTTTAGATATATACTTCATTCTATTTAAACAAATGTTACTTTTTACCTTATTTGAACCAGGTAAAATAACTAAATAATCTTTAGCCGGCCATTTATCAATATTGTCTTTTCTACCTTCATATTTATTAGCAAACTTTTTTTGTATATTATTTATTAAATACGATGAATAATCTACTGTTTTACTATCACTATCATGCCATGCATCTAACATTTGCTCATTTCTAATTTTAGCATTTAGTGGTTGTAAATAAAAATTCGTAGCAAATTCAGTATAACCCATGGTTTTAAAATAAGGCATTTCTTCTGCCATTACATCGTAACTATACTCTATACCTCTCTCGCTACATTTTCTTATAACATAACCTTCAACTTGTTCTAAGTCATCAAGTTTTTTTACTTTTTTAAGTGGTCCTATTCTTTTATCAAGGACCTTTCTATTAAACATTTCCATATTATTAAATTTAATTTGATTGTATTATTTATTATTACATGTTTTTACGGTTTTCTACCTAAGTTGTTGACCTGTTCAGATCCGTTCTTTCTGTAGACATGTCTTTTCTATAAGTACTATACCATGATTTAGTGGTATTATTTACCGTTGATGTATTTCTATTTGTTGATGTGGTAAATACAGTGATCGTATTAGTACTAGTATTAAATGTTGTTGTGGTGTTTGTGGTGGTATTATATGTTGTGGTAGTAGATCTATTTGTAGAAAATGTAGTTGTGAATACCGTGTTAGTTGCTGTACTAGTATTATACGTAGTTGTAGTACTGGTGCTTGTATTAAAAGTAGTGGTTGTATTGGTGTTAGTATTAAATACTGTAGTTGTTGATTTATTCGTACTCCACGTTGTTGCTGTACCTAAAGTAGTATCAGTAGAAGTATTAAACGTAGTTGTCGTACTAGTTGTTGTATTATATGTCGTTGTGGTGTTTTTATTAGTGGACCAAGTAGTTGTAGTGTTTTTATTGGTGGACCAAGTGGTTGTAAAAGCCGTTATAGTAGCTGTACTTGTGTTAAACACTGTAACTGTATTCGTTGTAGTATTATATGTGGTTGTAGTATTCTTATTAGTAGACCAAGTGGTAGTTGTTGCTTTTTGTGTAGTAGTACTAGTTTGGAATATAGTTGTTTCGCTAGTTTCAAATGTTGTATTAAATACTGTATTAGTTGTTGTGCTAGTATTAAATACCGTGATGGTAGCTGTGCTAGTATTAAATACAGTGTTTGTTGTTTTGGTGGTATTATACGTTGTTGTAGTAGCTGTACTAGTATTATACGTTGTTGTAGTAGATTTTTGAGTAGTCGTACTTGTATTAAACGTAGTTGTAGTTGCGGTGGTTGTATTGAATGTGGTTGTGGTCGCGGTAGTTGTATTAAATGTGGTAGTTGTTGATCTATTGGTTGCCCACGTAGTAGTATATGTGGTTGTAGTCGAAGTACTAGTATTGAATACTGTATTTGTAGTTTTGGTGGTATTCCACGTAGTTGTAGTTGCTTTGTTAGTAGACCAACTTGTTGTGTAAGTAGTGGTTGTTGACGTGGTTGTATTATATGTTGTTGTAGTTGCAGTAGTTGTATTAAATACAGTGGTTGTAGATGTTGATGTATTATACGTAGTGGTTGTATTTTTGTTTGTTGACCAAGTTGTAGTAGTACTTTTCTGAGTAGTTGTACTAGTGTTATATGTGGTGGTAGTATCAACATTAGTTGACGTGGTTCTATTGGTAGATGTAGGTAGAGTAGTATTATAAGTTGTCGTTGTACTAATAGTTGTCGTTGTAGTTGTATTAAATGTAGTTGTAGTTGAAGTAGTGGTATTAAATACAGTATTCGTAGTTTTGGTAGTATTATAAGTTGTGGTAGTTGCTTTATTTGTACTCCATTCCGTTGTATAAACCGTTGTTGTTGACGTGGTTGTATTATATGTAGTTGTAGTGTTTTTATTAGTTGATGTGGTTCTATTTGTGGTTGTACTTGTACTAGTGTTGTAAGTTGTAGTGGTATTCTTATTAGTACTCCATGTTGTGGTAGTTGTTTTACTAGTCTCATATGTAGTAGTTGTATTTTTATTGGTTGACCAACTAGTTGTGGTTGCTTTTTGTGTTGTTGTACTAGTATTATAAGTGGTTGTAGTATTGTATGTAGTGGTTGTATTAAATGTAGTGGTTGTACTTGTGCTAGTATTATAAGTAGTTGTTGTACTTATTGTGGTAGTTGTACTCGTATTAAATACTGTATTTGTGGTTTTGAAAGTCTCATATGTAGTAGTTGTAGTAAATGTAGTGGTTGTATTGAATACAGTATTAGTTGTAGTAGTAGTAGCCCACGTAGTTGTATAAGCGGTTTGTGTGGTTGTACTCGTGTTGAATACGGTGTTTGTGCTTGTACTAGTGTTATATGTTGTAGTAGTAGTATTTTTACTAGTATTATAAGTTGTTGTCGTGTCGAATGTTGTGGTAGTATTAAATGTAGTAGTTGTAGTGGTACTAGTATTAAATACGGTGTTTGTAGTTTTGTTTGTACTCCACGTAGTTGTATATGCTGTTTGAGTGGTTGTACTTGTGTTGAACACAGTGTTGGTAGTTGCGGTAGTAGCCCATGTAGTGGTATAAGCCGTCTGCGTAGTTGTGCTTGTATTGAATACCGTGTTTGTAGTTTTGGTAGTATTGTATGTTGTAGTTGTTTGCACATTTGTACTAGTCTCATATGTTGTAGTTGTATTAAATGTCGTAGTAGTATCAAACGTGGTGGTTGTTGATGTAGTAGTATTAAATACCGTATTAGTAGTTTTGTTTGTACTCCATGTTGTTGTATAAGCCGTTTGTGTTGCTGTACTTGTATTAAAAACAGTATTTGTGGTTTTTGTAGTATTATACGTAGTAGTGGTATTGGTAGCTATAGTGGTGGTATATGTTGTAGTTGTGTTTTTATTTGTACTCCAAGTGGTGGTAGTACTTTTAGTAGTATTATAAGCTGTGGTCGTATTGAATGTCGTGGTGGTATTATACGTAGTAGTTGTAGTTGTTGTGGTGCTAGTATTGTAAGTAGTTGTGGTATTTTTATTGGTACTCCAAGTGGTTGTTGTATCGATCGTAGTTGTAGTACTTGTATTAAATACTGTATTAGTAGTTTTGGTAGTATTATACGTTGTCGTTGTAGCGAATGTTGTTGTTGTGTTAAATGTTGTTGTGGTAGCTCTATTGGTTGACCAAGTAGTGGTATATACTGTTATGGTACTGCTAGTTGTTGCAGTACTTCGGGTTGTAATTGTACTTGTTGCCCATGTGGTTGTGGTACTTATAGTTGTATTAAATGTAGTTGTTGTATCAAATGTAGTTGTAGTGCTTCTATTTGTTGATGTAGTTTTAGTTGTGATTCTACTTGTTGCCCACGTTGTTGTAGTACTTCTATTAGTACTCCAAGTAGTTGTTGTACCTATTGTAGTAGTCCTACTAGTATTAAAGGTTGTTGTTCTACTAGTAGCTGTAGTTCTAGTTGTATTATATGTAGTTTGTGTAGTAGTACTTGTGTTAAATACTGTATTAGTAGTTTTGGTAGTATTATATGTTGTGGTTGTAGCGAATGTTGTTGTTGTATCAAATGTTGTGGTGGTAGCTCTATTGGTTGACCAAGTGGTAGTATATACTGTTACAGTACTTCTAGTAGTTGCTGTACTTTTAGTTGTACTTTTACTAGTATTATATTCAGTGGTGGTATTTTTACTTGTTTCTACAACAGTATTTGTACTTTTACTAGTAATAGTAGCAGTATTAAATACAGTTGTTGTTGCTGTAGATGTGTTATAAGTTGTAGATGTAGCTTTACTAGTTGATACTACTGTTGAAGTAGTTTTACTAGTTGATACCACTGTGGCAGTTGCTTTACTTGTGCTTACAACTGTAGATGTTGCAGTATTATAAGTAGTGGTAGTACTTGTAGACGTATTATAAGTAGTGGTAGTCGCTGTACTAGTATTATATGCAGTAGTAGTACTTTTAGATGTATTATAAGTTGTTGTTGTAGATTTAGTCGTTGACACCACTGTTGAAGTAGATTTACTTGTCTCAACAACTGTTGCGGTTGCTTTACTTGTACTTATAACTGTAGATGTTGCGGTATTATATGTTGTAGTAGTATTTGTGCTAGTGTTAAATGTTGTAGTAGTACTTGTACTAGTGTTATATCCTGTATGCCAAGTCATATCCTTTACAATCTCATATGTTGTCGTTGTAGATTTAGATGTAGATACTACAGTAGTTGTGCTCTTACTTGTACTCACAACTGTAGCTGTACTAGTATTATAAGTTGTGGTAGTACTAGTTGACGTATTATAAGTCGTAGTAGTACTTTTAGATGTATTGTATGTAGTAGTAGTTGATTTACTTGTTTCCCACGTTGTAGTAGTAGATTTACTAGTACTGATCACAGTACTTGTACTAGTATTAAATGTAGTAGTCGTATTAGTTGACGTATTGTATGTCGTTGTGGTTGCGGTACTTGTATTATATGTTGTGGTAGTTGATTTACTAGTGCTCCACGTTGTAGTGGTTGATTTACTAGTTTCATAAGTTGTTGTTGTGGCTTTACTAGTACTTACTACGGTTGCAGTTGCGGTATTATAAGTAGTTGTCGTATTAGTACTAGTATTGAAAGTAGTTGTTGTATTAGTACTAGT